CCTGTGTTTTGGGAAAAATTCTTGTCGGCGTTCCCTGATAAATTATTTGAAGATGACCATAAAATTATCAGAAATTACTTATTTTCAAGGTTCTCTATGTTAACGGCTGATGAATTCTTTAAACTATCAAAAGCAATATTATCAGGAGACCCAAAGGGTGCTCAAGCTTTAGATAGAATGGTTAATGAAATTATCAAAGAATTAAACGAACAAGAATATAGACAATCTATGGGTGATGAAGATGAGGATGAAGACGGTGGAAATGATGATGGAGATGACGATGATGATTTAGATGACTTTTTAAGTGGTTTAGGTATATCAAGAACAAAATAAACCCACAAATTTTATAAAAACCCCCTCCAATAAGAAATTAACGGAGGGGTTTGGTATTTATAGAATATGACAAGAGAACAATTAATTATTGAAGTTACAAAATGTCATAAGGATACACCTTACGCATTAAGGACTTATTTACAGACTTACGATAATACAAAATCAAAATATGTTCCGTTGGATTTGTTCCCGGACCAAGTCGGATTGATTGAGGATTATGAAAAATACAATGAGAACATCGCCCTAAAATACAGACAGGCGGGGGTTTCCACAGTTACCGCAGCATGGGCCTCAAAAAAAATCGCATTTGCAAAAAAGAACAAACCCGAAAAAATACTGATTATTGCCAACAAACTTGATACGTCAGTTGAGATGGCAAACAAGGTTAGAGGGTTTTTGGAACAGTGGCCGACTTGGGTTGGTATTACATTCTCAAATGAAAAGAACGCGGCAAGACACTTTAAAATGAGTAATGATTGTGAAGTGAAGGCCGTTGCAACATCAAAAGATGCTCTTCGTGGTTATACACCAACTATTCTTATTTTTGATGAGGCGGCGTTTATTGATGCTGACTCGGATTTCTGGGCGGCTTGTATGGCATCACTTTCTACCGGTGGTAAAGTTATTGTTATTTCCACACCTAACGGTTACGACCAAATATATTATGAGATTTACGAACAGGCGATGAGAGGTGATAATGACTTCAAGATTTCGGAAATGTTTTGGTTTAAAGACCCAAGATATACAAAAGATTTGTATATGGTTAAAACAAATGACTTATGTCATTACTTACTACACAGAGATGAATATCCAAAAGATTGTGTAATTGATTTATCAGTTGAAAATCCATATGACAGGGACCACGAAATAACAAAAGAGTATATAAAACAAGGATATAAACCTTGCTCCGACTGGTTTGAGAAAATGATTAAAAAACTCAAATTTGATAAGAGAAAAGTGGCTCAAGAGTTGGAATGTAACTTTTTGGGTTCGGGTGATAATGTATTTGATTCAGAAATGATGATGAATATATCACAGAATATGTTAAGAGAACCCCAAGCAAAACTTATGGGTAATGCGTTGTGGATATTCAAGGAACCTGAAATGAACCATAAATACGTAATGGGACTTGACGTTTCAAGAGGAGATTCCGAAGATTTCTCATCAATTGAAATTATTGATTTTGATACACAGGAACAAGTTTTGGAATATGTTGGTAAGGTTCCACCGGACGTTTTGGCGGAGATTGCGTATAAATGGGGTAGTATGTATAACGCATACTGTGTAACCGATTTAACGGGAGGTATGGGGGTTGCAACATCAAGAAAATTACAGGAGATGGGTTACAGAGCCGGAATGTATGTTGATAATGTAGATACACAGAACAAATGGAAGTGGGACCCAAAAATTAACGATAAAATACCCGGAATAAATTTTAACTCAAAAAGAGTTCAGATTATTGCATCTTTTGAAGAAGGTTTAAGACACGGATTTAAAATATATTCATCAAGATTATATCACGAAATGGCAAAGTTTGTTTACATAAATGGTAGACCAGACCACCAAAAAGGACATCACGATGATTGTATTATGTCTATTTCTATGGCTTGTTATGTTGCGGAAAAATCATTCCAACAAATAACAAAAAATGTAAACCATACAAAGGCAATGATTAATTCTTGGGCCACCGCAGTAAATGAGAATAAAAACTCATCTGACTTTTTTAACCCGTTAGTTCCTCAAGGAAATCAAAAAATGGGTCATTTTCCACAACAAGGGCCCGGTAAAGAGGATTATCAAAAATATGGGTGGTTATTTGGGAGAAGATAAGTATTTATATTATTGATTTATTGAATTAAAATTACATTATGGCTGAAAATAATAATTTAACGGTATGGCAAAGGTTAGGTAAAACCTTTGGACCCAACTCTCTAATGGGTCAAGACTACCCCCAATTTAAACTTGACAAGAAAGAATTGTTAAGAACAAAAGATAGGGGTGAATACGAGAGAGAGAAACTACAAGCACAACAAACATTCTATTTAGCACAACAGTGGGCTAAAGTAGAAAACAACCTTTATTCTCAAGCCGTATACTACGAACCATCAAGATTATCTTCCGTATATGATTATGAGTCAATGGAATATACCCCGGAAATATCGGCGGCTTTAGATATATACGCAGAAGAATCTACAACGGTAAATGAGGATGGATATATGTTACAAATTTATTCTGAATCTAAAAGAGTTAAATCGGTATTGGCAGACCTTTTTAATAATGTTTTGGATATTAATACAAACTTACCTATGTGGACAAGAAACACTTGTAAGTTTGGTGATAATTTTATTTACCTTAAATTAGACCCAGAAAATGGTGTTGTCGGATGTCAACAGTTACCAAATATTGAAATTGAGAGACACGAAGTGGGAATGAGTGATAAACACCCGGTTGATTTTGGTAAAACTGAAGCAAAAAAAGCACTAACTTTTACTTGGAAAAACAAAGCACTTACCTTCCAATCTTGGGAAATTGCTCACTTTAGATTATTGGGTGATGATAGAAAACTTCCTTACGGAACGTCAATGTTGGAGAAGGCAAGAAGAATTTGGAAACAATTATTATTATCTGAAGATGCTATGTTAATCTATAGAACATCAAGAGCACCTGAAAGAAGGGTGTTTAAAGTGTTTGTGGGTAATATGAACGATGAAGATGTTGAACCATATGTAAACAGAGTTGCGGATAAGTTTAAAAGACAACAAGTTGTTGATAAGAACACCGGTAATGTGGATATGAGATTTAATCAAATGGCGGTTGACCAAGATTACTTTATTCCTGTTCGTGACCCAGCAACTCCAAGTCCAATTGAAACTTTACCGGGAGCAACAAACCTATCAGAGATTGCAGATATTGAATATATTCAAAAGAAATTATTAACCGCATTAAGAGTTCCAAAAGCATTTTTAGGATTTGAAGAAACAGTTGGAGACGGTAAAAACTTATCATTACAAGATATTAGATTTGCCAGAACAATTAACAGAATTCAAAAAAGTATGGTTCAAGAGCTAAATAAAATAGCAATCATACACTTATTTTTACTTGGATTTGAAGATGAATTATCAAACTTTACATTAGGTTTAACAAATCCATCCACACAAGCGGATTTACTTAAAATTGACGTTTATAAAGAAAAAATATTATTATACAAAGATTTAGTTTCAGACCCCGGAAATGGTATTCAGGCAGTATCTTCTACTTGGGCTAAGAAACACGTCTTTGGTTTCTCAGATGATGAAATTAGAACAGATTTATTACAACAAAGATTTGAAAGGGCAGTTGGAGAAGAATTAAAATCCACACCTACTGTTATCACTAAAACAGGTTTATTTGATACAATTGATAAGCTTTACGGTAACGGTGCGAGTGGTGGAACTGCATCAGCGTCTGCTTCATCAGCACCTCCGGGTGAAGAAACGTCACCGCCACCATCATTCGGAGGCGGGGGAGAAGAACCTGGAGGAGGAGCACCCCCACCACCACCGGGAGGAGAAGAATCCGGAGGAGCTCCACCACCCGCAGGAGGAGTAACACCAGAATCAAAAATGGATAGGTTAAATATTTTGGTTGAAAATAGATTAATTGAAGGAGCTGAGATACTAGAATTTGAAACCGGTATGGATTCTTTGAATGAAATGGACTTAGAATTAGATAAGTTATTAAATTCATAATATTTATATAAAAACAAATAAAATGACATTTGGACAAATAAAAACTATTATTGAAAATCAATTAATAGAATCATATAAAGACGGAAAAGATTTTAAACAATCACTTAAAGAATTTAAAGAAGATGTTTTAGACAATAGAAACATTTTAATGGTATATTCTTTGTATGATGATTTATCAACACCTCAAGGATTATCCGAGAGAGATGCTCATGAATTTGTGAGAGAAGGAATTGATTCAATTCAAAAACTTTTAATGAAAGTAAGTCTTCCAAAAGGTATTATCAAAGAAGTAAAAAATAATTATGAATTAATTGATGATTTAGTTTATGAAAACAAAGTAATTTCTCTTACGGATAGAATAAATAAGAAAAAAGAACTTGTTAAATTAATAACTCAACCAAAACCGGAACTTAAAGAATCTGTTAACATTCCAATTAGTTCAATGCTTAAGGTTGCAAACCAAACATTAAATTCGTATGTTGAAACTTTGGATGAATCATCCAAAAAAGAATTTATGGAAATTATTAAAGAAGATACAAAATCATTAAAAATTAAATTTGAATCTTTGAAAAAAGATGCGACAATAAAGTTGAATGATTTAATAGAAAATGAAAAAGACAGTGATGTTAAAAACAAAATAACAGAAACTGTTGAAAGAATTAAAAATGAGAAGTTTGACCAAGTATCTTATTTAAAATTAAAACAATTGGTAGAATCTCTTTAATTTTTTCTTTTTTTCTCTTTATAAATTGCTTTTAAAATTTCGGCTCTTCTTTCTACAGATTTTTTTGTGTATTCTTTTCTACCACCTAAAATCTGATTTTGTTTAGTTTTAATTACTTTAGATTTTAAAGTTTTAAGAGCTTTCTCTATATTCTCATTTTGTTTTAGTTGGACTATTATCATATACTATTAAATATAGTGAAAAATTTGATATTAAGGATATTTTATCATATTTTTTTGTAAAATAAACAAACTAATATGAAACTTAATGAAGAAAGGAAAAAATGTAAAATTAAATCTATCAAACTATTTTAAATCAGCTTACGGAACAGTTGATTCTAAAAATTTAAAATCAATTTACATAAACATACAATCTTGGGTAACCCCAAAACAAGAGCTTGAAAATTGGAATAGAGTTGTTGGAAATTTCAGTAGAGAATTAAAACATACTGTATTTCAATCAATAGATACTTCAGTTTTTATACCACAGTCAATTGTTGATTTAGATTTAAGAACAAGCGGAATTTTTTACGGAAAAAAATCATTTTTAAATTTAGAGATAAATTTATTCACAGAAAAAGAGTTTGATTTTAAATCAACAGAGTTAAAAAATTCAATTAAAAAAATCATTAACAACATTCAAAACATTAATGTCCAACCTAACGAATACTTTGAATTTGCAATTACAAAGAAATAACACCATTTCATAATATTTATTTTAAAATATAACAATGAAAGAATTAAGAATATTGGAATCTCACGAAACAGGTTTTGGGATTTTAGTTGAAATGGATGCGGGATACGTCTCTCCAAGAGATGAGTTCAACGCTAAAATACTTCAGGAATCAAAAAATATGGATTATAGAAATCCTTTTGAATTCTATGCGGTATTACAAAAATACAATACCCCAAATAGAAATGGTAGATTTTATCCGGAACCTATATTAAAAAGAGAAGCCGAAAAATATAAAAAAATAATTGAGAAGGGTTTATCCACTTCTGAATTAAATCACCCTGAATCATCTCTAATTGATTTAGATAGAGTATCTCACTTAATAACTGATATATGGTGGGATAAAAATATTTTGATGGGAAAACTCAAACTATTAACTTCTCCGGGATTTCACGAAAGAGGTATTGTATCAACAAAAGGAGATATTGCGGCAAATCTTATGAGACAAGGGGTAACTATGGGAGTTTCTTCAAGGGGGGTAGGTTCGTTAAAAAAGGTTGGTGAAAGAAATGAAGTTCAAGATGATTTTGAATTAATTTGTTTTGATTTGGTTTCATCTCCATCAACACCGGGAGCTTATTTATTCTCGGATGAGGGTGATAGACACAAGTATGAAGAAAATTTAGAAGAAGAGAAAAAATTGAAATCGGGTGGAAATTTAGATGCGTCTATTGATTTAATGAAAAAATTATCCGATTATTTAGGAAAATAAAATAATTAATTATGGACGAAAAGTATTTTGTAGCAAAAATTCAGTATGATTTACCTGATGAACAAACAGGTAAAATTAAAAAAATTAGAGAAGAGAAATTGGTTAACGGTTATTCCGTAACTGATGTTGAAGCAAAAGTAACAAAGAAATACGAGGGTTTCACACACGAATGGAGAATAACTTCAGTTTCTGAAAGTAAAATTGACGAGGTTATTGATTAAAATAACCAAAGATTTTTAAGAGTGGTCAAATGGCCACTTTTTTTTTGCTCCAAATGGAAATATTTATATATAACAAATAAATCAAAATTTTTATAGGTTTTTAACTATAAAAAATAAACTTTTTCTATTTTGATACTATTTATAGATTAAAATAAATAAAATTATTTATGCAAGAAAAAAAATCATTAGTTGAAGAAGCTTTACTTCAAATGAAACAAGTTGAAGAAGCTATCTCAGAAAATGCAAAAGGAATACTTGCTTCTACAATGAAGGAAGAAATCAGCCAATTAGTAAAAGAATCCCTTTCTGAACAAGATGACGAAGAGGAACCAACCGATGTAGACGTAGACACTGACGTGGATATGGATACTGATAAAGAAGGAGATGTTGATATGGATGTAGATACGGATGTTGATGATACCGATACTGATACAGATATGTCTATGGACATGGATACTGACTCTGAAGAAACTCCAATTGATTTAACTCATGCTTCGGATGAAGAAATTCTTAAAGTATTCAAAGCAATGGGCGAAGATGATGGTATTATCATTAAAAAAGATGGTTCAAATGTATCATTGAAAGATAATAACACTGATTCTGAGTATCTAGTTAGACTTGGCGAATCAAAATCAAAAAGAAAAATTAACGAAATGTACGAAGAAAGCGACATTGACGATGTGATTGATTCACTTTTTAGTGATAAATCTGATTCTGAAGGTGATGAATTTTCTGATGACTTTTCTGATGACATTTCTGATGAAATGGAAGAAACCATCTATGAAATAGAAATGGATGAGGACGCCGAAGAAGAAATGGACGAATCATCTGAAGAAGAAATGGATGAAGAATCTGAAGAAGAAATGGACGAATCATCTGAAGAAGAAATGGATGAAACAATCTATGAAATAGAAATGGATGAAGAATCTGAAGAAGAAATGGACGAATCATCTGAAGAAGAAATGGACGAATCATCTGAAGAAGAAATGGATGAAGAATCTGAAGAAGATGAGTCATGGCAAATGGATGAATCTTACAGTCACAAGAAAGCAAAAAAGGGTATTAAAGCCAAAGGTATTGGAATGGGTAAACCTAAATTTTCTTACAAGAAAACTACCGGTGGATTCAAAGAAGATATGAAACAAGGAACCAAAGGTATTGGAATGGGTAAAGCCAAATTTGAATACAAAAAAGGTGAAAACATGGGCGGTAAATCCAAATTAGTAAAAAAGACAGAAACTAAAGAATCTGCAAGAACTCTTGGAAATGGAAGAGCTTGGGGTAGAAAAGGTTTAGACAAACCAAGAACTTCACCAAGAAGCTTGAAGGTTGAATCTTTAGAATCTGAAGTTAGTATGTTGAGACAGAAAAACGAAGAATATAGAAAAGCTCTTAATACATTTAGAGAAAAATTAAATGAAGTTGCAATTTTTAATTCCAACTTGGCTTACGCTACAAGATTGTTCACTGAACATTCAACAACTAAAAAAGAAAAAATAAACATCTTACGTAGATTTGACGATGTTGAAACTTTAAAAGAATCAAAAAATCTTTATAAGTCAGTAAAAGAAGAATTGAGTAAGATAGAGTCTAAACCAATGAATGAATCAGTTGAAACAAAAATGAATAAAAATGTTTCTACCGGTTCTTCAACTACACTTATAGAATCAAAAACTTATGAGAACCCTCAATTTTTGAGAATTAAGGATTTGATGAATAAGTTGTAATAAATAAACTAAAAACAAAAAAATAAAACAATGGGAGCATTATTAGAAAGCGGTCTTGTTGGTAACATTGGTCTTAAGCACCTTAAAGTTATTAAAGAAGACACTATTAACAAATGGGACAAATTAGGGTTCCTTGAAGGTCTTAAAGGCCACCTAAAAGAAAATGTTGCACAGTTATATGAAAACCAAGCATCATTCTTGATAAACGAAGCATCATCTACTGCTGATTCAGGTGCGTTTGAAACAGTTGTGTTTCCAATCGTTAGAAGAGTATTCTCTAAACTTTTGGCAAATGACATCGTTTCTGTACAAGCTATGAACTTACCAATTGGTAAATTGTTCTACTTCGTACCTAACATTCAGGCTTATGAGACTGGTGGTTTTGGTCAAAACAATGGTACACACTACAGTCCTGTAGGAGCTCCAAACGGCGGTCCAACTGACCCTAACTCAGGATATAACTGGGACACCACTAAAAATCTTTATGATAGATTTTATGAAGGTACTGAACCAGCTTTAGACCCTCCAGGTTTGTTTGATTATTCTAAAGGTCAATTTTCTGCGGTTACTTCAACTTCTTCTACATATCCAACTAAAGCAGTTACTGCGGTATGGGATAGTGCTACTGGTAATTTAGTTTCTTCAGGATATTCTGCGGGAGAATACAGAAAAGTATTACTTATTATGTCTGGATTCCAAGGAACAGGTGCAGGTAAATTAATTGGTCCTGATGGTCAAGAAATGGATAACGAATCTTTCTTATCTGATTTGAAAGTTCAAGCAACTGCAACAGGTATGTTCTCAGGAAAAACTGACGGAGGTGCATTATTATTCAGAGTTGTAACTCAAAGATATGGTAAAGGTATCGTACAATACGGTAACAATAATCAACAAACTCAATGGACTGGGTCAGGTAATGGTGGTTCATTTGATAACATATGTGATGCTGAAGGTAAAATTTATCTTGAAGTTGATTTACAAGTACCTTGTACTGTAGGTGCTGGTTCACTTGATGGTTATTCAGGTACCACATCATCCGGTGCTGGTTCTGCAACCGCAAACGCCGATTTTGTTACTAGCTACAAAATCTACAAGAATCTTGAATTTGAAGATAAGATTGGTGAGGTTTCTTTTGACCTTCAATCTGTAACAGTTTCTGTTACTGAAAGAAAGTTAAGAGCTCAATGGTCTCCTGAAATGGCTCAAGACGTTGCGGCATTCCACAACATTGACGCTGAAGCAGAATTAACTGCTTTATTGTCTGAACAAGTTGCGGCTGAAATTGACCGTGAAATCCTTCGTGATTTACGTAAAGGTGCGGCTTGGAACTTACG